GTTTCTCAATCTCATTGCGATAGTGAAACCCAAGGTGTTCTGCAATATGACCTTGCAATGCCGCCATGATCTGGTTGGCCTGTGGGTTTTGGCCAATTGTTTTAGTGATGTTGGGGTCTTGCATGAATGACTGGTGAACCATGATGTGAGCATCATGATCCTGATAGATAAATGCCTTCATGGGTTTACCCTTGAGAGCATTCATGTTTTCAGTCACCGGGTCTTTGGGCTTTTCATCATCTTCTAAAGGAACCAGCTTCTCTGCATTCTTGATACCCAGGACATCGAGCATCTGGCGGTGCAGCTGCGGCAAGTCATAGATCTGCGGTGCTTGTTGGGACAGTTGAATAACAGCCTGGTACTGGACGATCTTCTGCGCCATGGTGGCCGCGTTGGGATCACTGACAGGAATGACGTCAACCAAATCATAGTCAGCGCGCTTGGCTGTTTTCTTACCCTCAACCGGCTCATAGGCATAGTCTGGCGGGGTGTAGTCTCTGATGATATCTCTGAGCAAACACAACTCTTGTTTGAAAGAGTAGTGGATGCGCGCTTGGACAGCGGTCATGACTTTGAGCGAGCGCTCCAGGATGGCCAGCGTGGTTCCCACCGGTGAGTTGGCCGACATATCTGCAACTTGGATGTCAGCAGCCGAAGCAAAGCGACGGCCTTCATCAACGATCTTGTCCAGCAACGTGGCCAGAACCTGGCTCGGCTCCTTGTAGGGCAAAGCCATGATGTTGTCTTTGATAGCCCCGCTTGGGACATCAACATCTCGCCACTCACCCGGTCCGATGGGGGTATCGTCCCCTTTTGTCCGTAGGCCGCGAGTTTTAAAGCCACCTGGTAGGTTGGATAAAGTACCTGCGTCCACCAGCTGGCGCAGGATAGAAGTTCCAGACTTGGCAAAAGCCCCAACCAAATGGATCAGGCCAAAACAATAGAAGCCAAACCCGGGTACATATCCATAATGGACGTAATGCTGGCGCTTGGTGTTTTTCTTATCCTCTGGACGCCAGTTCCGGCGGATGGCCAAGCACTTCTCGCTCCCTTTTTCAATAGTAACGATATAAGGCAGTGCAATTCCAGTGGGTTCGCCGTCTTCATCTTCGTGCTCATGGCCTTCTAGGTCCAGGTTCACGTTCATCTCAAGAATCTTGTATCGGTCGTCTGTAGTTGCCCGGAATCCCATCTTCTCGGCAATTTTCTTTTCTACTTCGTCCAGATTGTTCTCTGGTTCGCCCAGGTCTTCATCTATATAGAAGCCATCAACCTGTAATTTGCGCAATTCGTTCTCTGTTTTGCGCATAACATGGGTAACGCGGTCGGCTGTTTCGATATCCGAGGCGCCATACGGCACAACAATGTCCTCTGCCGGTACAAAAATAGACGTTTGTCGGTCTTTTACGGGGTCAAAGTACACTTTCTTGAACGCATTGCCCGATAAACCCAAGCCCCACAGCATTCTTTCGTGCTCTGGGCGGAACTCCACCATCCGATCAGTCAGTTCGTAGTTCATATCATCTTGAACTCGAGCGGCTGCATCCTTCTTTTCCGGTGTTTCTTTGCCAATAATTTGTGTTTTTACCGGGCCGGCCGCCGGAAAAGTGCTCATCATGATTTCAGCCTGGAACTTCACCAGTGCTTCAGACAAGAGTGGGTGGTAGACGCCGCAAGCGCCAATCCAAGGATCCGCGCGCTCTTCTATCTTCATGCCTAAAAGCTCAAGACCGTCAACATAGGTCTGCATCCAGTCTTTCCTGGAGGCTACATCGTCCTCGTAGTCGGCTAATAGGTCAGAGACCATCTCTTGGATAACGTCGTCGGGTAAAGTCTCGGCCAGGTTTTCATCAAACGTGTCATCTTCCTCCGCGCCCAGCGATATCTCTGTATCACCTATCTTTACATTGAGCTCTTCGGGGTCGACAACTTCAATTTCAATGTCGGGCTCACCAGCGTCTAGGGTTTCTAAACCGGCTGGTGCTTCGTATAGGCTTTTGTCAATCATGATCGTCCTTAGTAATAAGCCATCTTGCGTCTAAACTTGAGAGGCTCGTCTTCCTCGTCTGTCTGTAGACGCAAAAATCCACCCTTCCTAAACCTGATCAGCGCTTGTGTGCTGGAGTCAACCAAGTCATCGTGGTCCGAGTTTGGAAAGGCGGCCATCTCTTCTATCAGCTCGTCTGCCCATCTTGTTGCTGGTGCCCAGACTTTCCCACTTGCAAACAAATCAGATACAGAATTGATCCTGACCATCTTATCATTACCCCTGCTTGGCGTAAACTCTTGCACGGGGATCCCCATCGCCCTTAATTCAAATATCAACGGTGCGCCAGAAGCCTTGGCCTCAACGATAAATGCATCTGGCTCCCACTCCTTGTAGTAGTTAAATGCCTTCTCCTTTAACTCCGGGAACTCCATGCGCTTCTTATATGCATCGAGCAAAATCACATTGGGATCATTCTGGTTTTCATCCTTATAGAAAACCCCCCAGGTAGTACACGCAGAATAGTCGGCCCGCTCAGATTTGGTAAACGCCGTATCCCAGCTCTGTATCACAAACTCACACCGGGGCGGTTTCTCTGGCTCCCACAGCCTCCACCACTCCCGCTTAATAATAGCGCCTTCTTCGGATGTCGGTTCCTGTTGGTACTGGGCGTTCCACTTACCCGCCGGGAGTTCTAACCTCAGTGCTTCCAGTTCGGCCAAACTCCAGAACTCTGGCCATAGGGGATTATTACTAGGCAGGATTGCAGGGAAACTAATAACCTCCCAGTGCTCTCCATCTTTATCAATCATTGATTGGAGAATCTTTCCGGTCAGGTCTTTCTTAGACCAGCGGGTCATAACGACAATAATAGATCCGCCTGGTTGCAGACGCTGTCTAGGACCAGAGGTGTACCACTCATACACCTTATCAAATATCTCAGGACTGGTAGCGGCTAGCGCAGCTTCTTGTTCAGAGTGCGGGTCATCGATGATAAGTAAGTCCGCACCTTTACCTGTAACCGTACCGCCGACGCCGATAGCAAAATACTCCCCGCCAGCGTTAGTAGCCCACCGACCAGCAGCCTTACTATCAGACCGAAGACTGACGTTGGGAAATGTTTTGGCATATTGTTCACTGTCCACTAAGTTCCTGACCTTACGGCCAAACCCCACCGCCAGTTCAGCAGTGTTCGATGTCTGAATAATCTTCTTACCCGGAAACTTACCCAAGAACCAGGCCGGAAGCAAGAAAGATGCAAACTCACTCTTAGTATGCCGAGGCGGCATATTTATGATCAGTCTCTTTAACTTACCGTCCGCAATCTCCTGGAACTTCTTCCCCATCACCTTGTGGTGTCTGCCATCTATAAACCCAGGCCACATGTCTTTTACAAAACTGGCAAAGTCACTCTGCGCTCTCTCCCTCTTAATACTGTTCTCATACTCCGACAGACTCTCAAAGAAAGCTTCCTGCTCATTTGTCGGAAGTTCCATGATCTTGGCTATAACGGCATCAATGTTCACTTGCATGGCCCTAGCGCGGCAAGGTAGTCTTCTTCTGTCGGCATGATTACAACCTCGCTCTGTGTCTCTATCCAAACATGCGCCCCGCAAGATAACGGTTTATCCGCCGCATAAACAACCTTACTCGGGCCTAAGATGCTTACCTCATGGGCATACTGGTTATCCTTGTAAGTCTTAACAGTAAGCACCGGATCATTAACCCCGTTCTTCCTATTAGACTTAATAACGTGCTGGTTCACATGGATGATGGTTTTCATATGTTCCTGTACTTAATGTAAGACGGCCTCACCGCCCTGGCACTATTGGCCAGCTTCTTACAAGCCCCCAACTCCACCAGCTTCTTTATCGTGCGGTGAACATTCCCCCGCCCCTTATCCCCAGTCATCCTCATAATGTCATCTATAGACGGCCCATACCCAAACCGCTTCCAGTGCTCGTCAATAATCAAAAATATCGTCCTCTGCTTTTCTGTCATAAGAACCCCCATCACCTCTTCTAAGTTTTTCACTGTATCACCTGTTATAGTCAAACTTATAACAATCCACTGTATCAGCTGTTACAGTCGACTATATCGCCTGTTACAGTCAAATTCAAAAATATACCCCCCCACCCCTTTTCACCAGGAAATGATAGGGGGTAGGTTGCTAGGAATCGAAATCTGGGACCACATCCGAATTTTTTGGGGATCCTATGTGTGGAATAGTATGTGTAATGTCAGCCACGCGCGGGGCGGCCAAAGGCGGGGGCGCCCCACCGGTGGGTAGCGCTGTAGCGCCAGCTGAATCCACAGTAGAAGCCGGAACAACATCATGGGTTACAGGCGCGCGCTGTATCTCTTCTAATAGTGAAGAGGCTTGATCAAGCTCTATTGGATTGATATCAGTGACCTGAGACAGGGTAGCGAGTAAGCGGGCTCGGATATCTCCTGACCTATTGATCGTCGTTATCTCCTTGCGTTCAACAAAGGCTCCAACCTCGAATAGCTGGCCTAACAGTCGCAGACACTGGACGCGCTGGGCTGGTGGAAAGTCCTGATCTAGGCTGTGCTGGACGAGTTGCTGCACCAGCAATGCCTTCAGTTGAGCAGGTGTTCTATGTTTCTCTGCCTCTAATGCCAGCTTATATGCTTCCACTTCTGTTTTGATTCGGGTATCGCGGCTCAGGCGACAGGCATTATCCCCTTGGGTTTTCGGTGAGGCCTTGGTGTTATAGCTATCTCTATAGCTTTGTGCCTTACTCTTACCCAGTGCTAGATTCCGCGCGAATTCTCTTTGCTTACCCGTAAGCTCTGGTCTTTTGCCTACTCCTGATGACAGTAGTACTTCTATTGGGATCTGATCAAGCCCTTGTCTAATCTGCTCGCGCGTTAACTTCTGAGTCATGTTGTTTCCATAGGTATATCAAAGGAATAGCCGCAAGCA